CAATTCCTGTGAAAGCTAACACCGCAGTAAATAAACTTGCTAGTGGTGCACAATTGTCTGATGTTATTGATAAAATGAATGATTTACTGACTGCGTTGTCAACTGAATCTAACATTATAAATTCTAATTAGAGGTAAAAATGAATAAAGGTTATGGAAAAGTATATACGACAAGAATACAGAAACCACATTTTTCTGGTTTAGGTGTTTATGACCCTAATAAAGTTTTTACAAAAGCAGATGAAAATGGTAAAGTTTTTGTTGACGATGTATTGTCTTGTATATGCAAGGCTTATGAAGTTGACAATAATTTTGTAATAATTGATGGTAAAACATATAAAACTGTAAAAATAGATAATCAAACTTGGTTGGCAGAAAATCTTGATATGATTGTTGGTACTCTTGGTGCTGAAGGCTTACCAACAGAAGCAGCATGTTGGTACTACAATAATGAAGATGATGGTACAGGTCTTCTTTATAATGGTTATGCAGCAATTGAGATTGATATTCCAGGTTGGCACGTTGCTACCAAAGAAGATTGGGAAACTCTATTTACTAACGTTGGCGGTTCATCAGTTGCAAGTAAAAAGTTGAGAGATGAAACATTTGGTGGAACAAATGATTATGGTTTTTCTATAATTGCGGCTGGTGGACGAAATACTTCTGGTAATTTTGTCAGTAAAGGTACTTATGGTCGTTTTTGGACTTCTACTGAAACTGTTGACAGACTAAATAATTTTTATTTTGGTTTTACCACGGCAGACAGTATAATTACAAATAATTTAGCAAAAAGCGCTGGTTATTCAATACGCCTTGTAAAGGACTAGATATATGGAAAATATAATTACTACAATAGTTAGTTCTTTATCACCAAGTGCATTACCTCTTGTTGTAGTAATCTTAGGTCTATTCTGGATTTATCGTAAAACTTCTGATATAAAGAAAGACAGAGAAGAAACTAAAATACAAAGAGATGCTGATAGTCAAAATCTTCATGATATGGTTCAAAAGAATACTTGGGAAATAAACAACCTCAAGCTTGAAAACCAACACAGAGATACTATATTAGACGATTTACGACAGCAATGTAATGAACTAAATGTAAACTTGGCTGTTGTCAGTCAAAAGCTTGATACCTTGGTTGAAGCAATAAAAGAGTTGAAGGATAAATAATGCAATTTCTTTTATTTTTAGTAACAGTTATAGGAATAGTCCTATTTCTGTTGCTTGGTTCAATTTTATTTGATGTGAGTGATGATGTCTGGGGAGAAAGATAAACAAGAACAAGAACAATATGATAAAAAGAAATTTGGTGAGGGTATCAAATTTGAACGAATTAGAAGAATAACTCGGATATTTGGTTGGTGATGTTTCTCGCTGGAATGACGGAAAACTAAAAGAACTACAAGATAGAGAAAAACACCAATAGTAAATTTTGTGACATTATTTGTATAATCATCATTATTATATAATATAGAAAATTTATTTTATTATTATATAATGTAGATTATACATATATTGTCACAAAAATACTATGGCTAATTTTATATAGAGGATAATAGAATGTTGGAAACACCTGAAGAAATTATAGAAAGTTGTAGACAATTTTTACAGAAATCTTCCAATAGATACAGTAATGAAGTCAACAAACAAGTATCTGACCTTGAAGCATTCAATGGTCTTTTTTGGACAGATGAAGTAAAAAAGCAATATTTTAGAACAGCTAAAAAGAAATATTGTCTACACTTTTCCGATTGGTCAGTTTTAGCTAATGCTATAGTTTCACCATATACTCAATCACCATGGCATATTGAGTTATCAAATCGTCTTGGTGTTGAAGATATACAAGAATCTATAAACCAATTAGAAGCTGATAATGATATAAAGTTTGAATTGAAGAAAGCTTTGACTAGAGCTGTTGTTTCTGGTGCTGGTTATATTGTTGTTACTACAGTTGCTGATGAAACTACGGGTGAACCTAAAATCACTTGTGAGTTCGTTCAAAGACAAGGTAGTGTAGCATTAGACCCAATGATTGAAAAAGTTGATTGTTCCGATGCAGAAGAAGGTGCTATTGTAAACTATATTTCATTATCTAAAGCAAAAAGAATGTATGGTAATGATGTAGTTCCATATAAGTATCCAGATAATCAACCAAAAATGAATTTCAATGGCATTGAACAATGGCCTAATCTTGAAGATTGTTTACAAATTGTTTCTTACTATAAAAAGAATGAAAATGGTACAGTAGATTACTACAAGATTTGTGGTAATTATGTTGTAGAACAGTTTGAATTACCTATCAAAATAATTCCAATCATTAGATTTGGTGGTTATGAAAAATATAATGGTAGTGATGTAAAATATGCTGGTATTGTAGATAAAACTTGGTCATTACAGCTTGGTTTGAATATTGCTTATTCTACTTTGATGGAAAGAGCAAATAGAACTATCAAAGCTAATATTATCATGTCTACAGAAGCCGGTAAGAATCTTGACCCATATTATGAAAAGAAAGAAGATGAAGATGGTTCTATTATCATGTATAATCAGGGTGCTGATACACCACAAGTCATTACAGAACAATTCCAAACTGGTGATTTGACACAAGTAATTGAGAATACTCGTAATTTGATTGCTGATGTTATTGGTATTCCATTAGCTGGTATTCTTGGTGATACAGATAAAACAGCTACAGAAATTCTTATTCAAAATAATAATAAAGAATCTAATGTTGCAGTATTCTATGATAATGCTTATAAAGCAAATAGAACTATTGGTAGAGTAATTTTGGAAATGATGACTGGTAATGATATTCCATTTGAATTAGAGAATGGTCCAGATATTATTACTAATAATCTAAAGCATAGACAAGAACTCAATGCTATTGCTCAACTAATGCCACCAGAAATGCAATCTATTGTTGCTGTACACATGTGTAATACTGTTGATAGTGATTTCGTTGAAGGTGTAAAAGCTGATATTATTGCTAACCTTGGTCAAAATATAAAGTTAGTTAGTGAACAACCAAGTGACCCAGTTGCTATCCAGCAGCTTGAACAAATGAAACAAACACTTGATGCTACAATGCAGCAATTAGAAATGCTTGATAATGAAAATAAACAGTTGAAACTTGAAGCTCAATCTATGGCTTTACAATTACAGAATAGTAAAGAAAGAAACATGATTGATTTGACTAAACACCAAGATAATATGGCTATTCAAGAAGCTAAACTTGAATTAGAAGCTAATAAACAAGGTGTAGATATTCAACTTGATATTGCTGACAAACAATCTGAATTAGCTAAAGAAGCAGTAGAAATAGAAGAAAAGAAACTTGACCTTGCCGAAGATGCTGCTAATATAGTATAGGAGGTTTTATGCGTTTTATATTAGGAAATGCTACAAACAACCAAGGGTTGAATGAAGACAACAAAGCAGCTGCTTATAGACAAACTTTAGATGAACATGAAAAGGCTCTCCATAAATTTGAAGAACCTTCCATGTCTCCTACACAAAGAATGTTAGCTGCTGAAAAAGGTGAAATTGCTGAACAAGCATTACCACAATACTGGGATGATGAATTTCCAAGATTAGATGTGGGTGGTTCTTCTTCATTCATAAATGAAGTTGAATACATCCCATCATTGGGAATTGCAGTAATAAAAATAAATGGAAATCAGTACTATTATCCTAAAACGGCTAGAGAAGTAGGTGATTTGGTTACAGCACCTTCTATTGGTGGTGAATATAATCGTTCATGGAAATTGAAGAAGAAATAAAGAGGTATTTTTCTCATGAGAATGTTTGATAACAGAAATTCCTGGTTAGATGATGATGGAAAACCACTTGTTGGTCGTATTAGATTCTGTAAATTTCATACCACAGTATTAGAAAACATTTATAATGTAAATGGAAATGTTCCACTTCCTAATCCAATGTTTACTAATACTATTGGTCAACCAGTTCAGCAAGTTTTTCTAAAAGATAATACTAACTATACTATTCGTTTTGATAAGTATGTTGGTAATGGGGATATGACAGAAGACCAAGATAATTGGTTGGATGTTTATTCTTGTGATGATTTGTATGATACATTTGGTGTAGAAATTGATGCTACTTCTTACCAAGTTGTAAACAATATAGCTGAACTTCGTCAAACAAATCCTAGCACTATTGCTACAAGAGACGGTAAGAAGATTATTCTTCTAGCTGGTTATAATACCATTGGAGATAAACCACAAGTTTTGTATGAATGGGTGGCTAACAATACAAATAGTGATAATGGTGGTGATTGTATAAAAGTTGCCAATATCTCCAATGGTAGATGGATTTTAGTCAATAACTTTGAAAGTATTTTAGATGTTCGTCACTTTGGTGTATTTGGTGCTGATTCTAAAACTGAAGCAACTGACTTGATGTCTATTCAAATCAACGTTGCTAACCAGTATGCTTCTATTCATGATTTAGGTCTATTCTTTCCTTCTATTGACGGTTTGACCTGGTATAAGATGAATGGTTTGAGCCTTTATAAAGCAACCTTTGCCGAAGAAACTAGAGTTTTTGGTAATACAAACTATTCAAATATCATCACAATGTATGATGAAAATGGTTATTTGGATGTTTATACTGATTCTGGTTATAAGGCCGTATTTACTATTAGAGGTCCAACCATTAGAACTTCATGGGGTGTAAATTCAGATAACTGTATATATGAACCTTCATATAAGTTGATTGTAGATTCTGTTATAAACACCAACCACAAAGATTGGTCTAATATTATTGTCGAATGTATTTCTGAAATTACTTACGCACAGTTTGACAGTTGTGAAATTCGTTCAGTTGAAAAATTGGGTGATTACACTTCATTTACAAATTGTCGTCTTGAAGAAAGAATGTTCATTGACGCAACAGATTTTGATACAGTTTCTGTTCAAGAAAATGATATTATTG